TTGGTCCTGTTGCGGCTGGCCGTGTTGCGGCGTTGTTCCGTTGGCTGCGTCCCGTCACCAATTTTCCCTGCGCTTGTCTTTCCATGTTTGCCTCCGCGACCGCTCCGTCGCCGGTTGTGCTATTCTTACTGCAAAGGTCACCCCAGCCAAACCTCTTCGCAACGCAAATCCCGCCTGTTTCGTGCCTCATTGCAAATCGGTAATCCTATTTTCAGGTGACCGGAAAAGCCGGGAGGAATCCCGGCTTACTTCCACCGCACCAGCTTGCGCCCGTTCCCGTCCTTGATGTACCCCTGCTGCTTGATCATCGCGTCGATCATGTCCTGCCCCGGCGCAAAGTCCCCGTCCGCCGGCTTCCGGCTCACCAGCACCGCCGTCTTGTTCACCGTCTGCGTGCGATTCCCTGTTCCCTGTTCCCTGTTCCCTGTTCCCTGCCTCTGTGTTGTCCTGGTCCCTTGGTCCCTTGATCCCTTGGTCCCATGCCGTTCCCACACCGCCCGCGCGCTCGCCGCCAGCACGCTCGAGATGCCGCTCTGCGACTGTTTCAGGATCCGATCCGCCTTACCTGTCTTCTGCCATGCCTTCAGGTTGGTTTGGAAGCTCTGGTCCGCCGCCAACCTACGGTCCACCTCCGCCGCAATCAGGCTCACCATGTCCGCCTGCTTCGCCGCGTCCAGCTTCGTCGCGCCCAGCAGAGGCTTCAGCGCCTTCTCGATCTCCGTCTTGGCCCACGGCACAAGCTGGCTCTGCACCTGCGCCACCACGCCCGCATCTCCGCCGGCGCCTGCACCCGCGCCGCCGCCAGCCCCCACACCAGATCCGGCGGCAACTCTGCCGGTTCCGGCGGCGCCATCTGATCCCGCTCCGGCGCCCTGCCTCTCGGCGGCTTGCGATTTCACGGCGCCAAGCCAATTCGATGCCCCCTTGATTTCGGCGAACGCCTGCTCTATATAGAACTTCACGTGCTCAGCATCGGTCGCCTGATACGCTTTCTTCAGCAGGCCATCGGCATTCCGTATCCATTCCGGCATCGGACTGCTGTCGAGCGCCTGCGCAAGGTGTGGAATCAGCGTTTCGGCGTAAGCGTTAACATCCAGGGTACGCAGATTGTCGAGAACCACCGGCACCAGCTTTTTCATCCCGTCCGGGCTCTCGTCAAACAAATCCCTGACCACCTGCGGGTCGCCCGTGTCCACCATCTTGTCGATCAATTCCACGCTGGTTTCCAGGTCCCGCAGCCGCCCAATCGCCTCCGGGCCTCCCAGAATGTCGATCTGCTCCTTCAAGCTGCGCAGGTCCTTGATGTCGCCCAGCGCCGCATACTCCTGGTCGCGGTACCATGCTTTGCTTAGCGCGTCAATCAGCGGCTTCCGCTCCGGATCGTTCCGGCCCTCGCGCAAAAACTTCACCACCTCCGCGCGCGTCTTGTCCGCTCGCTGAGCAGCCTGCGCGGCCGCATCCCCGCCAGCGCCGGCGTCTCCCTGGTCTCCCTGATCGCCTTGGTCCCCAGCATCCCCTTGTTGATCGCCCTGGTCGCCTTGATCCCCAGCGTCCCCCTGGTCGCCCTGGTCGCCTTGATCCCCGCCGCCCAAATCGCCCAGCAAGCTCACATCCTGCTCGCTGCCCGCATCCACCACCATCGTCCCGTCGCCGTCCATTGGTACCTCCTTGTAACTTTTGTTACATTTGTAACTTTAGTTACATCTCAGTTTCTGAGCGTCGCTACCCGCTCGATTCCAACAATCACCGCACCGAAAATCCGTGTGCTCTCGCTCGTTTGCAGCAGATCCTCCGCCAGCAGCGAAGCCTCTGAAAATTCTTCGCCGCAACGGAAGAGAAAATCGTGTTTCGCTGTCCCCACCCTTAAATTCGCTTTCCAAAGCGTGCGCGGTTCCCTAATCGCCGACCCGCTTGTGGCCGCAGTCTTCTTAGCTCGCATTCTGGGCCTCCGTCCCCATTCCCTGTTTTTCCGGCGCCAACCCCATCTCCGCCGGGTGCCGCAGCGCCTCTTTCGCCACCCGGTCCTGCGCCACGCTCTGCGGCGCGCCCGGCAGCTTGTACTCGTTCAGCAGCGCCGCCGCGGCCTCCGGCGGCAGGTCCTTGAAGTTCGCCGTCACCGTCACCGGCTTCATGGGCGGCGTCGGCGGCGGCACATTGGCCTTGTGCGCCAGCATGTGCAGCTTCACGTTCAGCCACCCCGCCCGCTCTTCAGGGCTGCCGCTCTTCATCGCCCGCCCCGCCGGCGAGTTCAGCCACCACAGGCAGGTCTGCATCTCCGTCGCGTGATCGTCACAATCCGCGTCCACCGGCAGCGAACTCACCATCGGCGGCATCGCCTGCGCCGCCCGCATCGCCTGTTCCGCCGCAGCGGCTCCCTGCCGCGCCGCATTAGCCTGCTCCGGGGTCGCCGCGCCCTGCGCCATCCCCTGCGCCTGCGCGCCAAGCTGCTCAGCCGCTGCCAGCGCCTGCTGCTGCGCCGGGTTGGGCGCCGGCTCCGCCCGCATCAGGATCTCGATCTCGCCTACCTGCTTCTCCCATGCATCCGCCTGCGGCATCTCCAGCTCTTCAATCCCCGCCATGCGCACCGCCGTCCGCATGTTTAGCGGCGTCGCGCTCAGGAACTGCGCCACCAGCGGATTTCCGGCGTCCGTCAGCAGTGTCTGGTAGCGGCTCTGCTTTTGCACCCAGCTCTCGGGGAAGTTCGCACCGTTCTCCGGAAACTCCAGCACCTGGCCCTTCAATTCGCTGATCTCCAACCGCACCGCCGTGTCCCCGTCCATGCCGCAGATCGGCTCCGTGCGCATCCTTGCCGCCAGCCGCGCCGCCTGCGCAAAATAGCTGGCCGTTCCCACTTGCATGGCGTGCCACGGCGTCCCCAGCCGCCCCAGCGCCTGGTCTCTCTGGATCCCCACCGCCACCCCGCTCGAGGCGTCCGTGTTCGACGGCGCGCCAAACAAACTCGGCAATGCTCCGCTCACCAGTTGCGCCAGTCCGTTGATAAACTGCATGATCGCGTCCCACATCGCCGGATTCTGCTGCGGCGCCGGTTCCACCCAGACCGGTGTAATCCCTGTCGCGGCCTGATTCTGCAAACTGCTGGCATCATAGGGAATCATCGGCCCCGGCGTGCTGGCGGATTCCTTGATCTGATTAGGGTCGCCCAGCGCCACGTTGAACCATCGCGCAGGCACGCAGCGGATGAAGTAATCGTTCAAGAGGTCGATCCAGTTGTTCACCCGCTTCTGCACGCTCAACAGCTTCGAGCACAGGCTGGGCCGGTTCATGCCCGAGCCCGGAAAGGCCTGAATCAGCGTACAGTGGTCGTCGATCGACTCCTGCCGCGCAAAAATGAAGGCCTCGCCCGCAATCACCACTAGGCAGCCGTCCGGGAACTCGTTCAGCAGCTCCGCGCGCACGTTCAGGTCTTCCACTTCCATAAACATCGACGGCCGGAACCACGTCCTCTGCACCGTGCAGTCGCGCACCATGGAATCGCCCGTCACGTAGCTCGCTTCCAGAGCCAGCGCCACGTTGATCCGGGCAATCCGGTCCAGCTCGTTCTCGCCCGCGCCCGCCGATCCCGGCTTGATCTTGTCCGCCTTGTCCGGGAACATGCCCTTCACGTAGGCGAAGTCGTACTCTTTGCTCACCTGCACAAATGGGCAGTCGCTCAGCGTCATGGCGTTGATAGGGACCTTGTGTTCCAGCTTTCCGTAGACCTCGGCAATCTCGCGCCCGCGCGGCAGGCCCCGCGTCCGGCTGCGCGCCGGCTCGGGAGCGATGGCCGGAAAGGCAGTATGCGCCGCCCAGCTTCCATCGGGATTCGCCTCCACCGCCGCCACGCCGCCCGGCGGCACCTGCCCGCCTACTGGAATATCATCGCCCATCAGCAGCCGGAAGATCTCCGTGATCACCGAATCGTGCGTCACAATCGCCACCGGCGCATCGGGCGTTGCCGAATCGAGCAACTCTGTCAGCGCATCCTCGATCCGCGCCTTGAACTCGTTGAACGATTCTCCGCCCGGCATCGACGTGTCCGGCTCTTCCTCGTAGCGCTCGATCTCGCCCTGCGCCGCCTGCCCATCCTCGCCGGCCAGGTCGCCGATGTTCAGGCTGGCCAGCCGGTCGTCCATCTCCACCGGTGCGCCCGTGGCCTGCGCCACCGCCCGCGCCGTCTCCAGGCTGCGCTCCACCGGACTGCTCACGATCCGCGCCACGCGCCTCTGCTTCAGCCAGTCCGCCGCGCGATCCGCCTGCCGCTCGCCGCGCTCATCCAATGGGATTTCAAGTCGCCCCCGCGCCTTGCCGTCGGCATTCGCCTCCGTCTCGCCGTGCCGCACCAGCCAGATGGCCGGGTGCTCGCTCTCCGCCGAAGCGTTCTCGGGAACCACCGGCTCCTGCAACTTCTGCCGCCCAAACCGCTGCGCATCGAGTATGTGATCCACCACCACCAGCGCTCGCCCATCGTTTCTCAGGTAGTACACAAGCTGGTGCTGCAAGTCCAGCAGGTCATTGGCCCGCGCAAACAACCGGGAATACTTCGTCGCCGCCCGCGCCGCCGTAATGTCGCCATCGCTGGTGGGATCCTGCGGCTCAAAGCGCACCGCGGGAATGTCCCGCGTCAGCGCCGCTGAGATGATCTCTCCGTAGCTCGAATAAATATTGGTCTCGTAGCCGTACCACTTCCTGCTGCCCTGGTTCGAGCCGGCGCGGTTGTAGTTGGTTGCGAAGGGCGGCATCACCCAGCCGCCCCCCTTGCGTGGCAGTAGATACTGGTAACCATGGTCGTAGAGCCGTGCCTCCCAGCTCTGCTCCACCTCCCAGCGCCGCGCCGCCACGTCCTTGTTGCCCACCAGATCGCAGAGCCGCCGCAGTTGTTTTTCCGCATCCTCCGAGAGCTGCGCCGGTTCGTGCGGCGAGGCCCAGAACGGCGCCAGCTCGCCGGGATCGAACTGCGGCATCTTCGGCTCTTGCTCCTCCTCGTCCTGCGCCTGCCCCGTCCCGTCACCAGACGGAAACGGGCTCTGCGTGTAGCTCACTGCCTGGGTTGCCATGGTTCAAGCTCCTAGCTTCTAGCTTTTAGCTTTTAGCCCATCCCGGTAAGGTAAACTTCGCCGGGCTCTTCAACGCTGCCACCTTTTGCCACGCTCCCGGCCCTCAAGGCCCCATATTCGGCCACCAACATCACCAAACTCTGAAAACTCATCGAAAGCTGAGCCCCATCGCTCAGATCCGGGCCGCATCGGCGATCTCGCCGAAGCAAAATGTACTCCTTCGCAGCTTTAAGCTGCTTCTCGGTTAGATCAGATCCTCGCAAAGCGCCCTACCTTTCCATTCCCTTACCAAAGCGTTCCACGTGAAACACTTTAGTACTCACCCGGCCACGTTTTTGGCCCAATTCGCTTTTTTGACCGTCGAAGCCTGGTACTCATCCTTGTTGGCCATGATCCTGCGTGCCGCCGCGCCGGTGCTCATGCCCATCCGGCGTGCGATTCGAGTAAAACTGCCCTCGGTACCTTTTTCCTTCATCCGCTCGGTCGAATTCTGGATCCATTTGCCCGCCATGTCGCTCCCTCCGGTCGCAGTTCACAGTTTTCAGTGAACAGTGGTCAGTAAAAAGCGCCTCCCCTAACTCCGCTAGCCCCGCTAGCTCCGCTAACCCCGCTTACTTCTGCCGAAACTCATTACAGCACCCTCCCGGCTCGACCCGCGCCATGCCGGCCTTATTCAAACTCAGCCCCGGCTCGCCGTTTTCCGCGTCCTCGATCACCTCGGAGTGGTCGCAGTGCCCGGTCCAGCTAAAATGCCCGCAGTTGGCGCAGGCAAATGGCCCGTTCTCCGGCCCCGCGTAGCCGCTCTTCTCCGTCCCGATGCTCTTTTCGGATGCGCTCATATTCCCTCACACGGCAACAATGTCCGCTGACGTCACTCCAGCGGGCAGTTCATCGATCTCACATTCAACCAAGTACTCGCCTCGTACAATCGAGAAGATCCTGGCTGTCCCGGAAAGTTTACCGGCATCCAGATCGGCCATGGAGTGCGCGAACCGCACTATATCGCCGATCTCAGGATTTTTAGAGCCCCTCAATAAGCTGACAACGGTTTTCGGCCTCTCCATCGGACCTACTTCCTGCTCGGAAACCTCAGCAGCAGCCCTGCCGGCAGCACCTCCGCCATGTCCGCGCGCCACCAGGCCTGTTCCCCAGCCTCATCCTGAATCATCACCATCGGCGCATCGCAAAATCCAACTGCCTGCCCCACTCCCTGCGTCGACCCGTCCGAGAAAGCCAACCGCACCTTCTTACCCAAACAATCCGCAGTCACCATCGCCGCCTCCGGGCTGATCCCTGTTCCCTGAAACCTGACACCTGAATCGCGGCTAAAAGCCGCGATCCCGCAGCCCCGGTTCCCTCAGCAGCCGCGCCCCCATCCGCGCAATCGGACCCATCTTCCAACCCTCCGGCTGCTCCACGTCCTCGGGCTTCTTCGCGCCCAGCCGCCCGCTGTAACCCCTCACGAAGCCCCGACCTCGCGGTACAGCATCGCCTGTCTCGCCCGGCGTATCCAGTTGCACCGCCTCCACCGCCCGCTCCTTCACCGGGCCGCCCTTCATCATGCGCTCGAACATAGTCCCTCCAAAAGCAGCTTTTAGCCGTTAGCTTATAGCTAATAGCTAAAGGCTAAGAGCTACGTGCTGTCTCCTCCACCTTCTCCCCGTCCTCTTCCCGAATCCGCTTCACTTCCTTCTCGCCCACCGGGTGTACCCTGGCCCGCGCGTGCGTTTGGATCGCCTCCGGCGGCGGCGGCACATACGTCTCCCGCGCCACGTCCATCGCCCGGTAGGCCTCCGGGTGTACGCTCGTGCTCTTCTCCCCGTCCGCGTGGATCATCGTCACCCGGTGACGCCCTCCACCCTCGTTGTCGATGATCACCCGCCGCGGCAGCCCGTGATCCTTCACGCCCTGCTCGTGATTCCGGCCCGTGGGAGCCTTCGATTCCGTGTCCAGCCAGTCCTGGTACTTGCGGAACTGTCCCCCGTGCTGGAAAACCTTTCCGTCCGTGGCTTTGTAGCTCATCAGTACAGCTCCTAGCTTCTAGCCTTTAGCCTCCAGCTAGGAGCTAGAAGCTAGCAGCTAGAGGCTGTCTTACGTCTGCGGCGCCCCTTCGACGCGCGACCAGTCCACATCCCGCGCCCACGCTGGCATCTGCGGCGGCAGCGTTCGATTCCTCTTGAGGGTTTCATTCTCTGCCTTGAGCGTGGAGTTCTCCAGCCCCCAAGTCTCACGCAGCTTCAGTTCGCCGGCCAGCCGCTCGATCTCCCGCGCGTCCTGCGCCCGCGCATCCTCCTGCTTCCGGTGGTGCTTCTCCAGTTCGTCGAGCTTCGCGCCAAGGCTGAGATTCACCGCTCGCTGATGTTTCAGCTCATCCTTCAACAGTTCCCAGGCTTCCCTGTCAACCCACATGCCGCATCTCCCCTGCTAAGAGCAGCTTCTAGCCGCTAACTTCTAGCAGCCGCCGTTCCGTTACGGTTTTTGTGCCAATTCCCGGAAAAATGCCATCAGTCCCTGCGAAAATTCACAGATTGCGTTGACCAACTTGATCTCATTGTTGATTTCCACGCCTTGCCTCCTTCTGTCGTTTTTTCCACTGCCGCGCGCTCACCGTCCGGTCGCGCTTCGGTTCATGCCGCCGCACCGTGCCGCTGCTCACTGCATAAGTCAGCGGATCGAGCAGGTGCATCACCTGCCGCACCACCCGTATCTTCCTTCGCCGCGCTCCCGGCACAAACCGCAAAGTCGGACCCATTGTACGCTCCTGCTTTCTTGTTCCCTCGTTCCCTTGTTCCCTCGGTCCCTGTCTTTCTCACAATTCCTTCATCCACACCGGCTTGTACTCCGGCACGATCACCCGCGTTGCCGCCTGCTGCCTTTGCCGCTGCGCCACCAGAAACCAGCGCTTGAACGGGTCCGGCTGCGCCGCTGCCATCTCGCGGGTCTTCTCTTCGTAGGTTTCCGGCCTGCCCGAAAGCATACCATACAGCCCGTGCCGGAACCCGTCCCAGCAGTCGTCCGCCTTCTGCGTGGTGTCGCTGTCCTCCCGCTTCACCACATCTTCCGGGTCCGCCTCGTCCCGCATCAGGCTCGGCAGCGCCCGGATCAGCTCCTCGCACTCGGCCAGAATCACAATCCCATGCCGGTTGAAAAGGTTGTAGGCCATCGACGCCGACGCCTTCCGGTCCCGCGTTCCCCGGCTCACCGCCGGCAGCCCCCGCTTCACCAAGAGCGCCGTGTACTCCTCGGCCGGCGAGTGCGCCTCCATCCGCAGCGCAAACTGCTCATGGCTGTACCAGATGGCTTCTATCTTCTCCTTCGCGCCCTTTTTCACGGGATTGTTGTCCCGGTCGTACCCCTCCCATCGGTTCACGCTCAACCGCGCCAGCTCGTCCGCCCACCAGGCCTGGTCCTTTCCTTTTTCCACGCGCTCCCGATAGACCACGATTTTTTCCCGCCACTCGCCGCCCAGCTTCGGCCGCACCTTGGCCCACGTAAACCAGAAACAGCTTCCGAAGTGCGCCCGCCCCGCGTCCTGCCCGCACCACTTCGCCTGCTTCGCGTCCCACCGGATCGCGCTGGGATCGGTCCTGAGATCCACCACGTGCACATCCGGGTCCCAGCAGTCGAAGTACTGCCCGCTCTGCGCGTCCATGTTGCCGTAGAGCAGCCGCTCCCGGTCCGCCGCGTTCAACGTCGACATCAGCCTCTGGTAGAGCGCGGGATCGCGCTTGATCAGGTGGGGATTGTCCAGGAGCGTCGAGTGCACATAATCCCAGTCGGCCGGATCGTACACGCACACCGGTTTCCCGTCACGCTCCAGCCAGTAGCGCCCCCTGTCGTCCACCGTCGCGCCCTCGGGAGCCTCCCAGGGCCGCTTCTCCACAAACTGTGTCTTGTACCACGGCCAGTGCGGGCCCACCGGGTTGGTCGCCGCCAGCATGGCGGGCCGCGGCAGCGTGCCGTGCACGCTCAGCTTGCAGCCGGGATTCAGCCGGTTGCGGCTGCTCATCCAGGCGTAGGCCTCGCCGGCAATCTGCCCGCACTCGTTGAAGATGATCAGCGGAAACGCCGCCGACAGGTACTGGCTCAGGTCGCTCAGCGAGTTGTTGTCCATGTGGCCGAAGGTCAACGTGCTCTTGTTGTAAAAGGTGGCCACGTGGTCGCTTTTGTTGTATTTGAAGAGCTCGTTGGGGATGAACTCGTGCAGGTCCTTGATCTCCGAGTCCTTCATGTCGCCGTAGTTGCGCCGAATCCACAGCGCCGTCAGTCCATCCCAGTAGAGCAGGTAGCTCTGAATCGCCTCCATCATCATGTCCGAGCTTTTGCTCGATCCGGTGCCGCCCACGCGCAGCCGGTTCGGCGCCCTGCTCATGCGGATACGCTTGTTCTTGGGCGTCGGCTCCCAGTTCCGCAGATCGAATTGGCCGGAAAGGTCGGACATAAAAGCAGCTTCTAGCTCCTAGCTTCTAGCTTTTCGCTCTTCGTCTTCGTGCCCAGGGCAGCCCTTTTTATAATCGAAGCCTTCGCATGATTCGCCCATCGGGATAACTTCGTGCCCACGCACGAGTTCGTCCATAAGTTCAGCACGGAATTCGGCAACGCTGGCGAATCGAGTCCCATCGGATTTCGTGATCGAGCGGAGATTACGCTTCGTCTCAGCGGGGGACCAGTGAAGCATTCCACGCACCGACACGCACATGTGAACCGTCCTCGACATCATCTCTCCGTCGTCCCCCAACCTTTAGCTCTCGCCGGCTCCGGCGGCGCCTTAAGTTGTTCCACCAGCGCCTCCGCGTCGGAATAGATTTTGTACAGCCGTTGAGCCTCTTGCTCGGCAGTCAAGTATGCGCGCCGGGCGGCGGCGGCGCTCCATTCGGCTCTCGAAATCTGCTCCGGCGTCCCCGCTTTGTTCGCCATCACCCCTCCGTCGTCGGCCGGGCCGTCCCCGGCAAAATCGTGCTCGCCTCAATCAGCCCCTGGATCGTCGGCTGCGTCAACTCCGGCAGATCCTGCGGGTTGGGCGGCAAAATCACCCGCTCCACCTTGTGCTCGATCTCCAGCTTGTCCCCATAGATCATTGGCAAAATCTTGCTCACATACCATTGCAAGTGCTGCACCTTCACCTGCGCCGCGTAGGCCTCATTCCGGTCCTTGGCCGCCAGCAGCTCCGCCTGGATCAGCTCCAGCAGCCCCTGCGCGTGCTCCTGCCGCGCAATCACGCACTCCCGCGCAAAGCCCGTGTCCTCCATCATCCACCGGGCGATCATGCGCCGCCCCGGCAAATCGAGATTCTCACCCAGGATGCGGTCCAGCGTCTTGTGCACCAGCCCGTCCACGATGCGCCGCTTCATCTGCGCCATTTGCAGCGCGTCAAGAGGTTTTCCGGGTTGCCGCGCCACATGCGGAATCCGCGGCTCCTTTGGCCCCTTGAAGTGCCGTCCCCGCGGCCGTCCCCGCCGCTTCGGCGCCGGCGGAACCTCCTCCGGACTAAAAAGCTCGTCGGTCATGCGCTCAGCTCCGCCTCGCAGGGATCAGGGGTCAGGGAACAGGGATCAGAAAACGCAAAAACCTCCTGCTGCAGCCGCCGCTTGCCGATTTCGATGTACTCGGCGTTCAGTTCGATGGCGATGCCCCGGCAGTTCAGCTTCTGCGCCACCAGCATGGTCGTCATGGCGCCGAGGATGGCTTTCTCGGCATCCACATTGCAGGGAACGAGATCGTCAAGGGTTGGATTACGCTTCATGTTTGCCTTTGCCGACACGCTTAGCCCGGAAGAGCTTGACTATCTGCTGAGTGGTCATACTCCCCTCGAAAACTACCACCATCGACGGAAATGGAGCATTGTGCTTCGCTCCCTTAAAGACCAAACGGCCTTTGATGAATCGGATCTCTTTGGCGCACGGAAGCACAAGTTCATGGAACCAGCGAGTATCAGTTTTCGCGGGGAGGAGAAAAACGGCAACATCAGCTTCGCGTGCACGCTCAAGGAATGGCCGAATACCTCGACCATATGGAGGATTGCAGAACACTCTCCGCCCCCTCCAATTCACGAAAAGTGGCGCTGTTCCGTCTATGTTGCCTCCGAGTGGACATGGATCAAGGTCGAAGTGGAATTCGGCATCAAGAGCCGCGTAGACGCGCTCGGGCGTCCCCCATTCAACACAAGTGCTCAGGTGATATGGCTTCACGCCCATTTACTCCTCATCGCCCCCCCCCCAAGAGAGAAAGCTGTTTTGGCCGTTGCGCCCGCGCAGCGTCTCCAGCGTGTCCCCGTGCCAGATCGTGATCCCCGCGTGCTCGTAGTACGGCCTCACCGTATCCTCTCATTCCCATCCAGCAAATACACCGGCACCGGCACGCCCGCCGTGGTGAACGTGATCTCGTGCTTCTTCGCCAGCTCCAGCAGCGCCTGCGCCATGGCCGGCGAGGGCCGCGTGCGCCCGCTCAGCCAATGCGCCACTGCCCCCGGTGTCATGCCCAGCGTCTGCGCCAACTGTCCCGGCCGCAGGTCCAGCCACGCCATCAGCAGCCGCAGCGTCGTGGCGTCGTCGATCCGGTCTCCCATCGGCGCCTGCATCAAGCCGCCCTCCACTTCCTCGGCAATTTTACATCCAGCTCCAGCGCGCATACGCACCGGCATTCTCCGCCATCGCACGCCAGATGGTTCCCCGAGCGGCACGCCGCGCACAGCACATTGTCCTCCTGAAACCCATTCGGCCGCCCAGGACAGCGGCCCTCCGCACGCGCCCGCGCGATCCCCGCGCGCTGCTTCTCCCGCACCTCCGGCCGATTCCAGGCCGCCTTTTGCGCCGCGCGCTGCTTCTCCCGCACCTCCGGCCGATTCCAGGCCGCGCGCAGCTTCTCCCGCACCTCCGGCCGATTCCAGGCCGCCTTTTGCGCCGCGCACCGCTTCTCCCGCACCTCCGGCCG